ATTCTTGAGAAGAACATCCTACAGATGTCTCACAAGAGTTTCCACCAAATTGTTGTTCTCGGTTCGTCGTCTTTTATCCCATTCATGCAACTCAACTCAACCTCTCGGCGTGACGTGATAGAAGACCTTCTTGATATTAACATATTTTCCAAAATGAATGTGATACTCAAGGAGAAAATCTCTCTCCTCAAAGGCGAGCTCGAGAACAACAACCATTCTATTGAGATGGTCAAGACGCAGATATCTTCTCAAAAGAAGTATATTCGTGACCTGAGTGCCATCAACACTGCACATCGAAAAGAGAAGGAATTGGAGATCGAATCTCTAAACGCGGACATCGCAACCTTCAATGAGACAAACGCAGAATTATCAGAAGCCGTCAATACATTGTTGCCTGCGGTTACAGAAGAATTAAGCAAAATGCGTACCAATAAGACCAAGTTGGAGAAGTATCGCACCAAGTTTGACACACAGGTTAAGTCGGTGGTCAAAGAGGCAAAGTTCTTTGAAGACAACGAACATTGTCCTACATGTGATCAAGAAATTGGTGATGAGTTGCGTCATAATAAACGCGCAGTCGCGACTGCCCGCGCACGTGAACTCAAAGATCTTATGGAGAAGGCAGACGCACAATTGGGCGACTACCAGTCTCAGATCGACAAACTCGAAGAGGACATGGCAGAACTGTTACACAAACAGAATCTCATGAATAACAACATGCAGTTGATCTCACGATTGACGCAGAACGTCCAGAAGATCCAGAGTGATCTCGCAGAGATGGCAGACAGTTCCGGTGACATGGCACAGGCCAACAAAGACCTTAGCAACCTTGATAACGAATTGCACGGGTTGAATGACAGCAAATACACTCTCAGTGAGAAGTCGTCATACAACCGCGTTGCGTCCGAACTACTCCGCGACACTGGTATCAAGACCAAGATCATCAAACAATACATTCCGGTCATCAACGAACTCACCAACAAGTATCTACAGACGCTGGACTTCTTCGTCCACTTTGAGTTGGATGAGAGTTTCAATGAGACCATCCGATCGCGTTACCGTGACACTTTCTCCTACGACTCGTTTTCAGAAGGTGAGAAACAACGCATCGACCTATCCTTACTCTTCACTTGGAGACACATTGCCAAGATGAAGAACTCCGTATCAACCAACCTGTTGATCCTAGATGAGACATTTGATTCGTCTCTCGATGGTGAGGGCGTCGACAACCTAATGAAGATCATTGACACTCTCAAGGAAGACACCAACGTATTTGTAATCTCTCACAAGACCGAACTAGAGGACGCCCACTTCGAACGCAAACTGTCGTTCGTTAAGGACAAAAACTTTAGTCGAATGCGAGATATTACTTGACACTGACCGGATATTGTTATATAATGTCCCACATATTAACTGAGGAATCCCTATGGAACTTTCAACCCGAACTGTCGAGATCCTACGAAACTTCTCGACGATTAACCAGAACATCGTAGTCAATGGTGGTAACGTCATCAAGACTATGTCTATTGCAAAGAACATCGTATCTCAGGCAGAGATTGAGGAATCTTTCCCTAGCTCATTTGGCATCTATGACCTGTCAGAGTTTTTGTCGGTCTTGTCTCTCGTAGACAATCCTTCAATCGAGTTTGGTGAAAACTTCTGTACCGTATCCGACGGCAGTGGTCTTTCCTCAGTTCGTTATTTCTACTCAGATCCAGAAATGCTCTCTGCGCCTAAGAAAGAGATCATCATGCCTGAGTGCGAGGTCAAATTTCTTCTCACTAACGAAACCCTAAGTAAGATCAAACGAGCATCGTCCGCATTAGGTTATGATACTATTTCTATCCGACCAGATGGTAACTCTGTGCGCATCGATGTCGTTGATACAGAAAATACGACTTCTAATTCATACTCGATTCAAGTCGAAGGAACTTTTCCAGAAGGAGCAGACTTTAAATTTGTCATGGGTGTGAATAATATGAAGTTGTTGGGTGATGATTATGAGGTGTCGATTTCAACTAAGTTGATCTCTAGTTTCCGATCGATATCTGGTAAGACTGAATACTTTATTGCACTAGAAAAATCTTCAACATACGGAGCATAAAATGACTGAAGACCAAGCTACATTTTACGACCTCGCAAACCGCGTTGCCCGTTCATGTGTCGCAGTAGTAGATACTGTTGTAACACGTGGTGGGTTCAAAGGTGAGGAACTTACAACTATCGGACAACTGCGTGACCAGTCAGTACAGGTCGTCGCATTATACGAGAAGTTGGCGAAAGCACACGCAGAGGCTGAAGAAGAATCAGACGCTGAGTAAACCTTTTGGGGCGGTGGGTAACTTCTCTTTCACCGCGAATATTTTATTATGATTAACCCATCGCCCCGTTTTTTATGAAACTGTATGATCCCCTAATCGCAAAAGAGACCTCAATCCATGTTGCACTTGGGACGGTCATCAACTATCCACTTAACATCTTCTACACATGGTTAGCAGTTGTTAAGTGGGGTATCACGGACCCTATAACTTTGTCCACTATTCTTACTGTCGGAATATCCTTCGTCGCGTTCACTCGCATATACATAGTAAGGACTCTTACAGAAAGACGTAAGACCAAACTTAATAAAGATATGCCGCTATAGCTCAGCCGGTAGAGCAACTGACTTGTAATCAGTAGGTCCGGAGTTCGATTCTTCGTGGCGGCACCACTTTGGAGACACCGTGAATTTATCTACTCAGGTATCAGACACATTTGCTCGGTCTATGACTGCGTTCTTTCGTCTGTTTGCAGATCTCTTTTTCCGCAAGCGTTACGGTCACCGTGCACTCGTTTTAGAAACAGTTGCGGGTGTGCCAGGCATGGTTGCGGGTATGATGACCCACCTCTACAGTCTACAAGCATTTAAGAAAGGACACGGTACCAAGATACACGAGATGCTCGCAGAGGCGGAGAACGAAAGAAAACACCTCATGTTTTTCATGGAGGTGATCCAACCGTGGTTCATTGAACGTGTAATCATCATCCTTGCCCAGTTTATCTTCTGGCACTACTATCTGGTGATGTTTGTTCTATTCCCCCGAACTGCACACCGCATGACTGGATACTTCGAACAGGAAGCGGTACAAAGTTACACAAATTATTTGGAACTGATCAAGGCCGGAGAGATCGAAGATGTCCCCGCACCACAGATCGCAATTGATTACTATAGCGAACTCCATGAGTTTTCTAAGTTGTCTGATATGATTAAGTGCGTCCGTAATGATGAGATGCACCATGCTAAAGTCAACCACGCATATGCGTCCGGGCGACTATAGTATAAACTGATTGTTTTTATCGATAGAACCGATCGTATTTGTCGCATTCTTGTGGATAAATAGATTGAAGAAATCGGTTTACACGAAAGGGATAATGCGGTATAATGTCCCCCTATTATATTATGGAGTAGTAAATGAGTAACGAATTCTTGTGGGTGGAGAAGTACCGCCCGAAAACTGTATCCCAAACTATCCTACCCACAGAACTGAAAGACACTTTTCAGAACATTGTGGACGGTGGAGAAATCCCGAACATGATGTTCAGTGGGACTGCTGGGACAGGTAAAACTACAGTCGCTCGTGCGATCTGCGAGGAACTGGAGTTAGATTACATCGTAATCAACGGGTCCGAAGAAGGCAACATTGACACACTACGAGGAAAGATCAAACAGTTCGCTTCTTCCGTCTCGTTGGCTGGTGGTTACAAGGTCGTCATTCTCGATGAGGCAGACTATCTAAATCCTCAGTCAACCCAACCTGCATTGCGGGGGTTTATTGAGGAGTTCTCGAACAACTGTCGTTTTATTATGACATGTAACTTCGATAACAAGATCATCGACCCATTACACTCACGATGCACTAAGATCGCGTTCAGTGCCACCAAGAAGACTCTCCAGTCTCTCTCGGCGGAGTTTATGCAACGCGCGATGACCATTCTCCAGACGGAGGGTGTAGATTATAATAAGGATGTCCTTGCGCAGGTCATCATGAAACACGCACCGGATTGGAGGCGTGTTCTGAATGAGTTGCAGAAAGGATCGATTTCGGGGTCACTGAATGTGGCGTCTGTTCTCAACGGAGAAGTCGTGGACAACTACACTCAGTTGTTCGGCGCAATCCGTGATAAAAACTTTAAGAAGATGAGGTCATGGGTCGTCAATAACATTGACGTAGAACCAGCGGCGGTGTTCCGTGGTGTCTACGATCGTATGTATGACCATGTCTCCCCGAATAGTATTCCACAACTTGTTTTGATACTTGCTGACTATCAATACAAGAATGCGTTTGTCGCAGATCATGAATTAAACATGGTCGCCTGTCTCACAGAGGTGATGGCAAACGTGGAGGTCAAAGCGTGAGTCCGTTTGATTTCCTAAACAGCATTAACAGTACCAAGGTAAATTTACTCGATAAGGATCCGGAAAATATTAATCAATACAATAGCTTCCTAGTAAATAGGTCGCTTTCATACTTTCCAGATACTGTGTTAATTAGTAACGAAATGAACAGGTTGCATCATATAGATGCGAGACTTCAACACGATTTTCTTATAAATATTATACGTAGGAAAAAACGTTTCTCGAAATGGGATAAACCCCAAAGTACAGATATCGAGTGTATCAAAGAGTATTACGGATATAGCGATTCCAAAGCGAAGCAGATTATTGGACTCTTAACCTCGGAACAATTACAAGAACTCAAACATAAGGTTAATAAAGGTGGAAGAGAATAATCTAGTTCAATGGAACTCAGAGATGATGTTAGAGATCACCCTAGCAGAACCTGATGATTTCCTAAAAGTTAGAGAAACACTTACTCGTATAGGGGTCGCCTCACGTCGCGACAACACCCTATTTCAATCGTGCCATATCCTACATAAACAGGGTAGGTACTTTATCGTCCATTTTAAGGAGTTATTTTTACTGGACGGCAAGAAGTCAAACTTAGAAACGACGGACATGGAACGTCGTAACACGATAGCAACCCTTCTACAGGATTGGGGTCTGGTATCAATCGTAAACCCAGAAGTTGCACAAGATTGCGCTCCTATGCGACAGATCAAAATAATTTCGTATAAGGAAAAGTCAAAGTGGAATCTGCAACCGAAATACAACATCGGTAATAACTAATGGCGAAAGAATATTATGACATTTTTGAAGGTCGCGAAGACAATATTCGCGACAAAGTCCCATTCATAGGTCGACTTCCTTTTGATATGGAGTCGAATTATGGGTGGACGCAGTTCATGGAAATGATGGACTCGCATCCAGATGACCTATACGATCGTAACTCAGATAAGATGCGTATTGGTCTTAATGCTTTCCATTCTCGCGGCAGTGCGCCAGAGTTTGCAAAGAACATTTACGAAGAAATGCAAGAAGTATTTGCACTTCACGAAAACAAGATCACTAACATTGCGTTTAGTGGATTTGGTCGTGCTAGTGGATCTTATCCTTGGCATAAGGATTCGATGGACGTATTCTTGGTTCAGGTTATCTCTACCGTGGGTCTCAAAGTAGAACACATTAATAACGAGGAACCTTTTGATTTCGAGCCAGGCATGTTCGTCTATTTGCCAAGGGGAACCCATCACCAAGTATTCCCAAGGGTGTCTCGTGTTTCTTTCTCGTTCGGTGTGGAGGGTGATCCGGACCCATCAAAATACTACTGAGGAAATTCTCATGTCTGGTAAAAACGTTGTATCGTTATCAGAGGTCTTGAAAAAAAAACAGGATAAAGAGAAAGAACTTGAAATGTATCGAAGACATCTCACAATGATCGAAGACCGCATGGCCTTCCTAGAGATGGATCGAAAAGTTACGATGGAAATCATCGATATGATCGAAAATGATGCCGTCGTAGTCGTTGATGATTCTCTACCTATTATACGTATAGATAATGACGACTATGATGACCTAGATGATTGAATAGTTAAATATTCACATGTCTAGTGTTACCTTTATACTCATAACGAGTATATATACTATCGACCTGCCACATAAGTGGGGGTTATTTTAAACTTGCTTAAAACTAAGGAGTTAGCAACATGACATTAACAGCAAAACAACTGTTCCCACGTTCAGCATTCGTCGGATTT